TCCTGGGGTCTGTTCACCAGAGCCTAGTAAGGAGGCTCTTTTTCTCTCCATCCGGTGCGACGTTCCCAGTGGCTCTATTCTGTTTTGTCTCTACTCTACTATACCCATTATAGCCTACTCCCAAACGTTTGTCAAGGGCTTTGGGACACTTTCTGCAAATATTTTTTTGAGCAGGTCGGGGTGAGGGTCGGCGAAGGGCAGAGTCAAGCATGGGGGATCGGATGGAGAGCCAGCCAGTCTGAGCACCCAGTTTAAGCGCTTAATTTTGCGAATCCTAGCGGGTCTAAGCGTCAAGACGTATGTTGAGACGTCCGAGAATTAGGGAGTATCAGGACGGTCAACGCTACATATAGCGTAGCTCCGACTCCATGACGCTATATGCAGTGTTTATACGCCTGTTTAGAGCCTGTTGTGAGGTAGTGCGAAGGGAAGTATGGCGTGAGGATTCGCAATCTAGGGGGAAATCGACCGGCTCGCAGGCGCAACCGCAAGCAGTAGACACTTGACACCACGCCCGCGCGGGTATAGTATGCAGTCGAGCAGCCACGGTGGCCGCCGAGGCTAGCTCGAGCAGATATTCCACCGAGAGCCCCGATCCTCTTGCAGGATCGGGGCTTTTCACGTACCCCCCTTGATTTCCTGAAGGTGTTTATCAAAAATGCCACGAGGCGGAGCCAGGCCGGGAGCGGGACGACCGCGCAAGAATCCCATTCGCGCCACGATTGAAAAACTGAACAGGCCGAAACAGGATCGGAAATCAAACGGGCAGTTTGCCCGCGGGCAATCGGGCAACCCTCGCGGGCGGCCTGTGATGCCCGAGGCCCTGCGCCAATTGGCGCAGGAATGCGGCGAAGAGGCCCTGCTGGTGGTACGGGATCTGATGCGAGACAAAGGCACACCCGGCAAGCTGAGGCTCGCAGCCGCGACCGCCCTGCTCGACAGGGGCTACGGCAAGCCAAAGCAACCCGTGGATGTGGATGTAGATGCCGACATTCAGGTTGTTCTCGATGTATGATACGCAAGTCGTTTTCGGAGCTCTGTCGATTCACGCCAAAGCAGGCCCAAGCGACCGCGGAGGCCGACGCGCACCAGTTCTTCCTGTACGGCGGCTCGCGTGGGCCGGGCAAATCCTATTGGTTGCGGTGGTACCTACTGCTCCTGCTCTTGCGATTTGCGGAAAGGGGCTTGCGTGGGGTGAGAGTGGGCCTGTTCTGCGAGGACTACCCCCAGCTCACCGATCGGCAAATATCCAAGATCACGGTAGAGTTTCCCTCCTGGCTCGGGGCCGTCAAGACCTCGAAGCAGTTCGGCTTCGGATACCACATCCTGCCGAAGTTCGGAGGCGGATGCCTCTGCCTGCGGAACCTCGACGATCCGGCCAAGTACCAAAGCAGCGAGTTTGCCGCGATCGGGGTCGACGAGCTCACCAAGAACCCCAAGGAGAAGTTCGACACGCTGAGAGGTTCTCTTCGCTGGCCGGGAGTGCCGAGGCCGCGTTTTGTGGCGGCCACGAACCCGGGCGGCCTGGGCCACGGCTGGGTTCGGGCGCTCTGGATCGAGCGGAGCTTCCCTCCGGAGCTACTGAGGCTGGCCGAGGAGTTCTTCTTCCTCCCCGCCCTGCCGGACGACAACCCATACCTCACCCCGGACTACTGGGAGATGCTGGAGAGCCTACCCCCGACGCTCGCACGAGCCTGGCGGTGGGGCGAGTGGGACGTGTTCGCGGGCCAGTTCTTCAGCACTTGGCGAGCCCAGACCCACGTTGTGCCGGCGTTCGAGGTCCCCGGCTTCTGGCCCATCTTCGGGAGTGTGGATTATGGCTTCAACGCCCGCACCCGCGAGGAGAAGCCCTTCGTCTACGGCCTGTATACCGCGGACCCCGAACACCACATCTACCGCATCGACGAGCTGGCCGCGGCGGCCTGGGATGTGGAGAAGCAGAAGTCGGAGATCGCGCGGCTGGAAGCCCGATATGCGCAGCCGGTGATGTACCGGGTGGGATGCCCCTCTATGTTCACGTCGCAGCAACACCAGGGACCCACGATCTCGGAGATGTATGCCGACCGCGGGATCGGCGGCGCGGTCCTGCCGGTCCTGAAGCCAGACAGCGACCGGGTATCCGGATGGGCTCGCTGCAGAGAATGGCTCAACGACGCCCCGGACGGCCGGCCGTGGTTTATGAGCTTCGACCGATGCAACCACTTCAACCAGCAGGTTACGGCGGTGATCTTCGACGAGCGTCACCCGGAGGACATCGACCCGAACTGCGAGGACCACGCCGTGGAGGAGTGGCGCCACCTGCTGATGTCCCGGCCCTATCCCGCCCAGAGGCCGGAGGAGAGAATCGACCCGATGAGTGCTAAGGCGATCCTGGACGAGATGAGAGGCGGGAGGAGGCGGAGGCGACGATGATCTATGACTACATCTGCCCCGAGTGCGGTCTGGTCCTGACCCGGTCCTGCGCCGTCAGGGACCGCAACAGCCAGGTATGCGCGTGCGGCTGCCCCCTCCGGCGCGAGGTTGGTAAGACGGCCCGGGCGCAGATCATCAACATACCGATGGCACTCCACACGTCGGAGTCGGATATACTCCCGCAGTCGGAGGAGATGCAGGCGCGCTGGCGTAAAGAGGGCGTCAGGCGAGAAGGAGCGAGGTGGTTCTAATGGCTGAAACGATCAGGCTCACCGAGCGAGAATGCGAGCAGATTGCGGGATGGATCAGGGCCGCGATCGACTACAGGGCCGAACGCTGGCGGCCGACCAACGACGCGGACTGCCCGCGCCAAATGGACCTGCCGGCGATGTACCAAGCCCTCGTGAAAGGGACCTACTGGCAGGAGCTTGCCGGCATCGGCGGAACCCCGCTCGTGACGCGCCCCCGCAACCGCATCCTGCCCAAGCTGCGCACGAAGCACGAGATGCTCACCACCGGCGAAACCTCCCTCTTCCTCGAACCCCGCGCGGAGCGCTTCGCGGAGCGCGAGGAGCACTTCGCCGCCCTACTGCAGGACACCTGGCAGATCGAGGACTGGGACTCCGAGGTCGAGGCCGCACTGTGGGACGCCATGGCGTCCGGGTGTGGTTATGGCGTCGTCGAGGTTGGATGGGAGTTCCGCCGCGGGCGCGAGCATCTGATCGGCGATCGCGGCGAGCCCCAGGTCACCGCGGAGGCCATGCCGATCATCATGGTCCCCGGCGCCGAGGGCGAGCTGATGATGGATCAGGGCGTCCAGGAGTACCAGAGCCAGGAGGAGGCCGAGGCCGCCGCGCAGCAGGCACGGATCGAGGAGGACCAGCATGTTTGGGGCGACCCCGAAGTGGACGATCCGTACGTCGAGCGGTTCAGCCCGCGGGAGCTGATCGTGGACCACAACTGCCGGAAATGGAACCTCTCCGATGCCCGCTTCGCATTCCGCCTCCGCTACGAGTATGCCGACAGGCTCAAGGCAGACCCGCGGTACAAAAACACCGAGGACATCAAGGGCAGCGTCTACTCCATCCAGTCTCACACCGCGGGCGAGGTGACCTCGACACTCGGGTCCGCCTCCGACCTGCCGCTGGTACCGCTCTTCGACGGCTATGTCTTCCTGATGCGCGGGAAGGTCGAGCACTTCGTGCATGTCGTCTTTGCGGAAGGCTATCCGAAGCCGCTGCTGGTCGAGCCCGCCCCCTACGTTCGCGACAACGGCCGACCGCTGTTTCCTGAGAACCCGTACCCCTACCGCATCCTCCCGGACGAGGTGATCGATAACGACTACTGGATGCCCGATACGGCCATTGCGCAGGCAAAGCCGATCCAGCTTGCGGACGATGAGGCCTGGGAGCAGCTTAACGACCACCGCCGCAAGTCTAACCGGCAACTGCTCTACCCCAAGGGAGCAATGGACGTGGAGACCGCCAAGGCGATCGAAGAGGGTGTGGATCTCGCGATGCATGAGGTCGAGAACAGTGCGCTGCTGGATCAGATAACGGCCCTGCCCATCCCCAACGTTCAGTCCGAGGTTTACGCCACCATGGACACAACTGATAGTGAGATGAGCCGGGCGCTGGGAGTGAGCGAGTTTGCCGAGGCCGTGATCCCCGACAAGAAGATGCTGGCCCGCGAGGTTGACGCGGTCCAGCAGGGAGGCGGAGCCCGTACCACCGGGGCCGCGAAGCGATACCGCCGATTCCGTGAGGATGTGGCAATGTGTGTGCTCGTGCTGCTGCAGCGCTTCGCGGACCGCGCCCGCGAATACCACTACGAGGAGCCGGACGGGCGGGTCTACTGGGGCAGCGTCAACATGGAGGACCTGCGCGGACGAAAAGCCTCGGGCGAGCTCGAGGAAATCGGCATCCAGTATCGGGTCAAGGTGAACGCGGACAACGAGAACCCAACGAACAAACAGAAGGACCAGCAGCTCAAGGCGCAGCTCTTGGAGATGCTCGCGCCATTCGGCCAGATGCCCGACCCGGAACTGCCCAACCGGCCCGTGGTGAACATCAAGGCCCTCTTGAGGATGGTCCTGAAGGCCCTTGAGGTCAAGGACCTGAGTTCCGTCGTTCCGCCGGCGCCGAGCCAGGACGAGGTTGCGCAGATGCAGATGCAGCGTGCCCGCGCGGCGCAGATGCAGATGATGGCGGCTGCCGCGGGAGGCCCGGAGGCGGGACCGCAGGCCGGACCACCGGAGCAGATGCTCTAGAGGAGGTGATAGAGCGTGCCGTCCGCTTCCGCGGACATCGGCAGTAATGTAGACGCTTGACACAGCATACACCTGTGTAGTATCTGTTGTACAGACAGCTTAGGGCAACAACCCGGGCGGCCACCCGGGAGTTTGCTGGAACAAAGGACCTCACCCGATCGGGACGCGCGTATCGCTACGCGCGTGTGGTGAGGTCCTTTTTGTTGCCCACCCGGCCGCCGCGGGCAATCGGGCGTAAAGGAGCTTAGACGTGCCAACACTCGATGAGATCGTCGAGGAAACCGCAGGGGCGTTAAACGAGACGGCGGAGGAACCGGAAGGCCAGGAAACCGCCGTGGGGGCGTCGCCCGCCACCGAAACCACCCCGGAGGAACAAGGGGAGCCTGCCGCCGAGGCTACGGACGATGAGTCCGAAGAGGGCGTTACCCCGGAAGCCACCGAGGGCGAGATCCCGAATCCGCTTGTGCCGAGACAGCGTGTAGATCAGCTTACAGAGCGACTGCGCGCGGTTGAGGCTCAACGGGATGCGATGCAGGCTCTATACGAGTCGGCAGTTGGTGGTGGACGCACAAAACAGGAGACGCCCGAACCAGAAGAGGAGCCGGCGGACCCCTACGATGTAATGCTCGCGGAACTGGCGGAGATCGAGGCGGTGGCCCCCACGGAGACCGATGCCCGCGTCTATGCCATGATCCGCGCGCTGGTAGAGGATCGCAAGAGCGAGCGAGCGGAACTGGCCGAGATTCGGCAGAACCACATGGCCCAGCGAGTGCAGGCGGAGGCCGCGAGGCAGTTTCAAGCCGCGGTCGCGGACCTGCAGGCCGAAGCTGGGGTGAGCTTCACCGAGGAGCAGATACAGGCACTCGGAGAGGCCACTGTGGCGCTTGCCGCGACCCCGAGCGGTCGCAGCCAGCCCCTCCCGTATCTGGTCGCCAAGGCCGCTATGAAGCTCACGCAGGCCGATAAACCGCAGGCCGCCCCGAAACCTGATCCAGCCGTGGAAGCGGCCAGGCAGGCCAAGGAGGGACTCGCGGGAGCACGGCCGGCATCGAGGGCGCCGGCGCCGGGTACGAAGCCGGACATCGGGCACATGGGCCTGGACGAGGCTGTAGAAGCTGCGTTCCGGGCGGTTGGGTCCTAACCGCCACTGCCGCCTCAACATTCTTGAGGTGGACAAATGGCAGACCTTGCCTCCGTAGTTGCTACGTCACTGCGTAATAGCGGCAAGACGCTGTACGATCAGATCTTCGACTCTCATCCGATCTGGTCGTGGTTCAAAAGCCACGACCGGTTCGTCCCCTACAACGGCGGAATCGGCATCACAGAGGACGTCGTTATGGCCGCGAACTCCAACGTGGCCGCCCGCGATCCTAAGGCCGCCATCACGATTGCCGAGCAGGACCCGTTCCGGCAGGTGATGTGGCGCGAGGCTTCTATCACAGGCTCCGTGCCGATCTACTACGCCGACGAGCGCAAGAACGCTCAGAGGTTGGTGGATTTCGCCAAGAGTCTGGTCGCCAATCTCAGGGATTCCATGACCGACACGGTCGCGAAACAACTCTGGGAAGACGGCCTGGCCGCTGATGGGGTGACCCCGACTCTGCAGGGCTTGCCCAAGATCATCAGCGCGTCGAATACCTACGGGACCATCGTCCTGGAGGATTCCTACGTCACCATCGACCGCAGCCTGGCCGCGAACTCCTGGTGGAGATCGTGGATCGGTTCCACCTCGGAGGTCCTCGCGATCACCGGCGGGGCCGATGGCGGCCTGCGGAATCTGGTGGACCAGTGCAAGAACGGCAAGCAGCAGGAGCAGCCGGACCTGATCGCCACGACCCTCACGCTCTGGCAGAAGTATGATGGCCTACTCCTGCCGAACCAGCGTTACGAGAACCCGAAGCTCGCAGAGGCGGGTTTCCGCAACCTTATGTTCGACGGAGCGGCCTGCGTCTGGGACGCCAACTGCCCCGCAGGCGAGGTCAACGCGATCAACTCCAAGTGGATCAAGGTCCGACCCGACCAGCCCTGCGCGGAGCAGCCGGTTATCACCGACCCGCGGGAGCTCCCGGACAGGCTCGGCAAAGTCATTCTGGCGATCTGGACCGGGCAGATCGTCTGCACTGGGCCGAGATACCAGGGCAAGCTCACCGCCAAGACCGTTTCCTAGACGGTAGGACGTGACAGAGGGGCCGGGCGACGACCGGCCCCCGCTTCGGAGGAAACGAAAATGACCGAAATCATCACTGCCCAGGGATACCCCTACGGCATCGGCGAGCCCGGCGAGATCGTCGAGTGGAAGGACGGGCGCAGCTTCATCTGCGCCTACTTCGATGCCGGCACGCTATCCCCGGCGACTGCGCTGAAGGGCGCGGCGCTCGCCATATCGTTTGATACCGGCGACGGCGTCGAGAGTCCAATCGCAATCGCTGTCGGGACGCTAGCCGTCTACCGATACATCGGGGTTGCTCTGCAGGCTATCACAACCGCCGGCTGGTACTGGTTCCAGATCAAGGGCGAGTGTCAGGCGCTTGTTGAGGGCACCTCGGATGTCGCCGTGGGCGACTATCTCGAAGTCCTCAACACCGAGTACTCGTTCAAGCTGGATCATGCCACTGTGCGATCCGTCAACTCAGTTGCGGTCGCGCTTGCGGCGCAGAAATCCAACTCTGAGGTGTTGACATCCGTGCTACTCCTCGGAGATCGAGTCATCAGCGCAGCCTCTTAGGCGCCGCGCTAAGCTGAACATGACGGGGACCCGGTCCTCGGGCCGGGCCCCGGAGGGTCAGAAGTGCCACAAACAACCGAGACGAAACGGCCATACGTGCCAGCCGGCAATCCCGTAGTGAGTCTACCGGCGCATGTCGGTGGGCGCCCAGTGTGTAGGGCGCGCGACCTCGGGATTGGCGACAACTCCATGCCCATTACCCCGGAGGACCGGGCATTCCTGGCCGCCCGCGAGCAGTCGCAGGAGGCCACGGAGCTACGTTGCCCGGTCTGCGGAAGGGGGCCGTGGAAGAGCCCGATGTCCCTGCTCGCTCACCTGCGAGTCCATAAGAAAGGCTAGGCAGCCACCATGACAATGTCGGAACTGGCCCAGCAAGCGAGGTTCCTGGTAGATGAGTACGGCCTGGACTGGTTGGTTGACAACTCCGTCCTGGAATACTCGCTCTACAAGGCCCTCCAACAGGCATATCAGCAGTACGCGCTCGAGACCAAGGCGTTCCGCGTTGAGCGTGACGGCGTGAGCGTTGCGAATCAGGGGATATACGCATTCTCCGATTTCGGGACCGGCGGACCACCAAAGTCGGGGGCGCGCTTGTTCCAGTTGACCTCCGTCATCTACGACTGCGGCGGCACAGCAATCGAGCTCCACGAGCGCAGCGAGCACCGATTGCCCGCCAACTGGCGAACCGCGGCATCGGGAACTCCGGAGAGTTACATCCGCTGGGGCGACCGATCCATCCGCTTGATACCCGCAACGCTCACGGCGTCAAAGACGATCCGGTTGGAGGGCTACGAGCTTCCTGATTTGACCACATTCGCCGCGTCGAGCGAGTCGCCCGCGATGAATGATCTGGATCAGAACCTACTTCCGATCTGGGCGGCGATCCTGCTCACGGTGCGCGATCCGTCGGCGGAGAACCAGGTGCGCAGCTCGATCCTCTATCCGCGATGGAAAGAGGGCATCGACGCGGCATACAAACGAATACACCCGATCCCCGAGGCCGTAGTGGCGGGGCGGAATACAGGCCAGGTGACCGGCAGAATAGCGTTGGAGATACAGGAGTAAGACAATGACCAGCACGGCGGACCTTCTCAATGCGCTTTTGTCCGGCACGGCCCTGACCACGACAGGAGTCAACATCCGCCCGAACAACATCATCGCCTACGGGCGTATCGAGGCGGCGGGCGGCGCGGCGAAGGTGGAGTCGGGCATCACGTTCGATAATGACACCTTCGTAACATCCGCCTCCGGCAATACCGATAA